TAACACCCCCAACACGGGCTACGTCCCGTGGTTGTTAGGGTTATTTACTGAAGCGGCTTTAAACATTTATTAACTAGATATTTATCCATCCGGAGCAATAATGAAAGTAGGTGACAAAATACAAGTTTTACCAGAGGGCAAAGAAAACAGGCCTGAGAACTGGCGAGACGGCCGCGTAAGCGGTAGAACTCTAAACGATGTAAAGGTGTACTACATAGACAAAAAGCCACTAGGCGGCACTACAGAGCGTTGCGAGTGGTTTAGCGTGAATGACGGCTGGAGGGTTAGGTGTTAGGGTTTAAGATAATTAAAGAATTAGAATACCTAGACGAACTCGATTCTAAATACGCAGAAGGAAAGCGAGACGGTCATGAGGTAGGGCTCAAAGACGGCTACAAATTAGGCATAGGCGACAGACAAAAAGCCCTTACAAAGGGAAGAGAGATAGAAAGATTATCTATTTTGCGTTATACTAAGTCCTGTCTATCCGGTCCAAAATGGCAAGAGTTCAATGATTACTACAAAGGTGAGGAGCTAGAGGCTAAATACGGACCGGAGTTAGACAAGGTTAAAGCAATGGAGAAATAGTGTGAAAGACAAAGTAAAAAAAGAGATGAAGAAAATGCCGCAGCGTAAAGCTGTATCATATGCCTACGGTAAAGGCAATAAAAACCCCGCTTCAAAACTTAAAAAGTAATTGACTTTGTTTTTGCTCTTTGGTAGCGTAAGCGTGTACTTACCTACTAGAGGGCGAAAACATGGCCTTAAGCGTAGCAGAAGTAAACCACAATAGTTTTTCAGTTCATGTTCTTACAGAAAACCCCTTGGAACTGTCAAAAAACTACCTAGAAGAATGCAAGCACCGACCCCAAAAGCAAAGCGATAAAAGGCAAAAAGCCGCTTATTCTCATAAACCCAGATTATAACGATTCGAAAATGCTCCAAGAGTATTATTTGTTCGAGTATGATGGAGATAAAGATCGCTTTGTATTTAATGACAATAACTGTACAAAAAATGATCAAATTGATTAAAAAATGATCAGGTTGTACAAAAATTAGTCAATCTAAAACAATTACTTAAGACGTAAGAAAATGGGAAGACCTCACAACTCAAAAGACAAGAACAGAAAGTTTCTCCTAAACAGGCTTCAAGATATGTACGGGAAAGACTTTGACCCGATCATGAGAGCTGCAGAGATGGCTGTACTTCTTCAGGCCGAGGCAACGTCAACAGAGGAAAACAGATCGAAAACCCTTAAGGATTCAATAGACGCATGGCTAAAGGTAGGCGAGTTCATTATGCCGAAGCTTAAAGCCGTTGAGTTATCACAAGACCCTGAAAACCCACTATTTGAGATGAGCGAAGATGATCGACTCAAAGAAATTACAAAGCTTATCAGCGAAGGAGCAGGTGAGGCTCTTGGAATTACTGAGGGCTCAGGCACGACACATTGACGGAAGGCTCATCGATACCTACTTTCCCGACGAAGGCGAGTTAAGACGGGAGCTTTACCCTAAGCACTTAGAGTTTTTTGAGGCGGGCGCGGAGTATCGGGAGCGTTGTTTCATGGCTGGCAACCGCGTAGGAAAAACGATTGCTGGAGGTTGTGAGACTACTTACCATCTGACAGGGGACTATCCTGATTGGTGGGAGGGCAGAGTATTCGATGGCCCGGTGCGATGGATGGCAGCAGGTGATACATCCCAGACAACTAAAGACATTCTCCAAGAAACCCTCCTCGGTGATTACAATGACATGGGAGGTGGGTTAATCCCTAGAGACGCCCTAGCCGAGAAGGTCAACAAGGCAGGTATACCCCAGGCAGTTGAGTCCATCAAAATACGCCACAAGAAGGGTGGATTCTCTACGCTATTCTTCAGAGCCTATGAGCAGGGCCGGAAGATATTCCAAGGGGTAAACCTACATGGCGTCTGGTTCGATGAGGAGCCACCTTTAGATGTTTACAGTGAGGCCCTGATACGTACAGCAACCACTGACGGTCTAGCCTTTCTCACGTTCACGCCATTGTCTGGCATGAGCGAAACGGTTATGTCATTCCTTCCGCAGGAGTATCGCCCCAGTGCCTGAGATAACCCCTAGTAAATATCTCGTAACCTGCGGATGGCAGGATGTTCCCCATTTAGATGAAAAAGCCCAGGCTGAGCTTTTAGACTCAACTCCCCCTCACTTAAGAGACGCTCGTTCAAAGGGTGCGCCTAGCCTAGGATCAGGCGCTATCTACCCTATTGAGGAGTCAAGGATTGTTTGTGATCCCTTCCAGATACCCGACTATTTTCCGAGGGGATACGCGCTAGACGTTGGATGGAACCGTACCGCTTGCATTTGGGGCGCTATCGATCCTGACTCGGATGTTATGTATTTATACTCTGAGCATTACATGGGACAAGTTGAGCCACCTATTCACGCTCAGGCCATCCAGAGTCGGGGCGACTGGATACGAGGGGCGATTGATCCTGCAGCCCGTGGGCGATCTCAGAAGGACGGTGAGAGCCTTTACGACATTTACACAGGGTTGGGCTTAGACCTGATTAAAGCAGACAATCGAGTTGAGGCGGGAATATACGAAGTCTGGCAGCGCATGGCAAGCGGTCGCCTCCAGGTATTCTCCTCTCTTCTCAACACTCTCAGCGAGTACAGACTGTATAGACGTGACGAAAAAGGTAAAATAGTAAAAGAGCATGACCACTTGATGGACGCAATGCGTTACCTGGTTATGAAATTTCACGAGATAGCACAGACCGAGCCCGAGGAATACTGGGAAGAAGACACACCAGACTACGGCAGGTCTAGCAGGACTGGTTACTAATGCCGTTTAAAAAGGTAGGAAAGAACAAATACGTTAGCCCCTCTGGCAAGAAGTTCACGGGCAGTCAGGTTCGGATGTATTACGCAACCGATGGATTCACAAAGAAACCCAAGAAGAAAAAGAAATGAGCGAAGAGCGCATACTCAAACTCAAGATAGGCATAACCGCTGTATTGCTTATCTCCCCGACCCTCCTAGTTCTCCTGACATTCACAGGGCAATAGGTGATTTCCACGATACACAATCTCTCTGAGTGGTTTATTCTCTAGTTTTTACTTTGGAGTAAATCATGGACTTATCACTAAAAATAGCGTTAACAAGCCTTATAGTATTTGCTGCCTGCTGGCTATCTATTCCTTTTGCCGATCATATGAACGTCACAGACTTAACAAAGGCGATTATAATTACCCTGTTTATGTCTTCCTTTGTTTGCCTTATTGGATCACTTTTATTTTATATCTGGAGCTAGAATGCCTAAAGACGCCGAATTTCAATACTGCGGCCAATGGTACAAACGAGGCCGCTTTGGTCGCCTCTACGTCTGGAGGGATGAGTGGAAGCGGTCTAGTGCTGACGATGAGCATTTAGGCAGGATTATGAGCAGGCATTACAATAAGTATTACGAGAACAAGCTTGATTTGATGGGAGGCGCAGGTGATTTGTAGCATAAGCCTAACTAATATCTATGGATATGTATGGCGCGTCGTGATATACCACTCAGGGGGCATTACTGTTAAGGTTGCCACTCTAGATAAGCCAGATGCTTTCCCTAAATTTATAGCCAGCCTGTACGACAAATAAGGATAAGTTGCAACTAAGTAGAAACCTAAGTATAATCATGTGCCATAACACACCGGAAAAGTTATGGCCGAAGAAAGTCTACCCTCTGAACTCCAAGAAATTCTAGATTCTGACGACCTCGTAGAGTATTGCGAGCGTGAGAACATTCTATCTGACGTAAAAAGCAAAGTTTGTTCTGGCTATCATCTAGACCATGAGTCAATGGATGACTGGTTGCAGAAGCTACCTGATGTCATAAAGATAGCCTCAATGGAGTGGGATGAGGGAGACAAGACGTTTCCTTTTGTTGGCGCGTCTAAGGTTATGATGCCTTACCTGGCACAGGCCTGTATTGACTTTTGGAGCCGTACAGTACCAGACGTAATAAACAAGAAAAGCATAGCCCACTGCGCAGTAACAGGGCGAAACAGTCAGGAGAAGGAAGATAGGGCTGCAAGGGTTGCGAGTGCGATCAACTACCAGCTTAGCACAGGGATTCAAGGATGGAAGGAGAAAACCTCACATGCTTTAAACTATCTACCCGCTGTTGGCATGTATTTCAAAAAGAAATGGTACGAAGGCGGAGAGATTAAGGATAACTTTATTCCCGCCGACTGTTTAATTTACGACCATTGTGCTGATTCATTTGCCGAAGCTCCCCGTAAATCATACAAATTTAAACTAACCCGTAACAAGTACCGCACCAAGGTTGTGGCTAATGGTTGGGTTGATATGCCGCTGCCAGACAATGTGGACACGGAGGTTGATGAGGATCTCTGCTTTATTGAGTCGCAGTGTACACTAGACCTTGACGGCGACGGATACCAAGAGCCGTACCTTGTAACGTGGCATGAAGACGACGAAACCATTGTTGACATTCAGAGACTCTATGATGAGTTCGACGTAGTGATGATGAATGGTGAAGTTGCAGAGATTAAAGGCGAGGAGCTTTACACACAGACGGGATTCTTGAACGATCTTAAGAGCTGCGCTATTTATGTGGGCTGGGGGTTTTTGCTTTACGACATATTTGAAGCTTTAAACACAATGTATCGACAGCTTTTGGATGCTGGCACTCTAGCGAATCTCGCCTCCAATACTGGCTTTATCGCATCTAACTCTGCTCTAGCTCGTAAGGCTCGGGGCGGCAAGCATGAAATGATAATGGGCCAATTGACAAAGGTTGACGCAGGCGGGACGGGCAAACTATCCGACTCCATCTACACAATGCCCTTTAATGGCCCGCATCCTGGCGCTTATGAAATGCTGCAAAACCTGAAAGACGAGGTGATGAAATACACTGCAGCCTCTCAAATGGTAGACATACCAACAGGAGAAGCCGCAAGCCTTGGTCTAGCGCGATTACAGCAAGCTTTAAAGGTTCCCAACGCAATAACTAGTCAAGTTTATTTCGGTCTTACGGAGGAGTTTAAGCGAATCTATGATTTAATGTTCAGATATTACGACGACGAGCAGTACAAGCTTATTATTGATTGGAACCCTGAAATACCCGAAGAGGCTGAGATGCAATACCAGCAGGCCACTCAAATGGCTTTAGCTTCTGGCATGATGCCCCCTGAAGACCCTGACACACTATTAATGCAACAAGTAACCATCGAGGAAGACTTCGCAGATGATTTCGATATTGTGCCTTCTGCTGATCCAAACATGGGAAGCGATCAAGAGAGATCTGCAAGGGCTGATTATCTATACAAAATCTCTAGTGAAAACCCTCAGTTCTTTGATCGTTATGAGGTTCTACACAACGTGCTTGAAACTGTTGGCGTGTCTAGTATTGATACTTATCTGGTTAAACCTAGCGGCAAGCCTACTCCTAGTGACATTGCTCAACAGCAGTATCTACAAGGTGAGGCAGCTAAAAGCATGGCCAAGGCTAATCTAGACACGGTTACCGCGCAAGAGAAGCAGGCCAAAGTAATAAAAGAAGCTGAGATGTTGGAAGTAGAAATTGACAAGACCGAATCAGAAACACTGCTAAACCTATCTAAAGTCGATAGGAATGAAGCGCAAAGCAACCTCGACTTAATTCGAGAAGAAAGAGAAGAATCTTTAACCACGTTAGACAGGAGCGAAGATGCTAGAATCGAACGTACCCCTACCGACCCTAACCAGGGAGCAGCTTGAGGATTGGCTAGACCATCCAGCAACACAAGCATACACCGCAGCACTCGAAATACATCTAGATTACACAAAGCTCAATTTTGCTGATGGAGCTTTAGAGAATTACGATGGGACCATTTCAGAGGCTGCGCACTACTACAAAGCCGTATCAGACATTCTTTTAGAGATTTCAAGTTATGAATCAATTCTAGAGTCTGCTGGCATTGATATTGAGGAGGCAGAACATGAAGTCTCCCATTAAACCTATCGGCTATCGCGTGGTCATTCGACAAGACGCAGTAGAGGAAACCTCTAAAGGCGGAATCATTCTCTCTTCCAGAGAGCAGGGACTGCAGCGATCCTCGCAACACGTAGGCACTCTAGTTGCTCAAGGCCCCGCAGCCTTTACAGGCGAGGACTTTGGTGAAGATGCTAAAAAAGACATCCCTAACGGTACCCGAGTTCTATACAAGCGATACGCTGGGCAGGTGTACAAATTCAAGGATGAGGATAGCGAGACCGCCTCTCTATATCATCTTTGTTCAGACGCTGACATTCAAGGCATCCCAGAAGAGGACGCCGAGATGGTCAATGACTATAACTAACGGAGCTTACAATGAGTGAAGAGCAAGTTGACATTGAAGACGTAACCAATCCCGAAGCGGTAGAGGTTCCAGTCTACGAGGGAGTTAAAGAGGAGTATCACGAGCACGTAAATGCTGAACTCTACGACTCTGACCCGGATTATAAAAAGGCTTTAGAGATTGGTTTTGATCCAACTCGCGACCCTTCAGACCCTAACTATGCAAACTATAAGTCATTCTTGCGCACACGCGACGCATTCGACAAGGACAAGTCCTTGCGAGCTGAGCTTGATGAGATGCAAAAGGGCATTAGCACGCTAATCAAAGGGGCCGAAGAAAGCGCTAGAGAGTCCACCCTTAAGGAGTTGGAGGCCGAGAAGGCGAAAGCTATTGAGGACCTAGACCCAGCTAAGGCTGCAGAGATTCAGTCTCAGATTGAACGGCAGAAGTCACAGCCAAAAGCACAGGAACAGGGCGAGCATGCTATCTTTTCTCGCTTTCGCCAAAACAATCCCATGTTTGAGTATGGCTCGACCTCTTTCGATCCTGATGCGACATTGATTCTAGAAGATAGAGTAAATCGGGCTTTAACGGCTAACCCTCCTCAATCAGAGTCTGATATTGCCCGCGTTCTAGAGCGTGAGAAGGCAGCTGTCGAACAAAAGTTTGCCCCTGCTAAACAGAATAGGGTAGCGCCAAAAGTCGCCCCTGCAAAAAATGAACGCGCTCAGGCCTCATGGAAATCTAAACTAACAACACCAAGCTCGATTAGAATGTATGAAATGCTTGAAAAAGAACATTCGAAAGAGTATGCTGATAACTACGCTAAAGGCGTGGTAGGAGAATAGCAATG